CAGATACAGCTAGAGGCTCGGCATTCAGGGTGTTTGTAGCTGGCAATTACATAACAGATTCTTAACCCACTGCATAGCTTTGGGTCGGACAGTCCAACCATCACAGGAGATAAACGATGGCACTAACAGAAGAAACAGTACAAGACAAAATAGAGATTGTGTCTGAGCATAAATTTGTTCAGGTACGCACAGCCACGGTCATCAAGCGTGACGGTGTAGAGATCAGCCGATCATTCTCACGCCATGTAGTCGCACCAGATGCATCGGACATCACAGGTGAAAGCACAGAGGTGCAAGCCATCTGTAACGCAGTACACACGCAAGCGGTTAAAGATGCTTATGCCGCACATCTAGCAGCACAGGAGGTATAACATGGCTATTACTTATTCGTGGACTATTCCAACACTTGAGCGTCACACATCAGATGGTGGCGTTTACATTGCACATTGGCGCTGCACAGGCGTTGATGACGATGGCAACTCAGCAAGCTCATATGGCACTTGTGGCTTAACCTACGATGCCTCTGCGTCCGACTTTACACCCTATGCCGATATTACTGAGGCTCAAGCTCAAGGCTGGGTGTGGGGTCATGTATCCCAAGAGGATACCGAAGCTGCCATAGCGTCAAAAATAGACGCAATGGTAAATCCAACCACTGAGGCGGGAGTGCCTTGGTCATAACCTAGAAAGGAAATCATATGACTGAAGAAAAAAAGGTCATTACGATTGACGATGTGGAATACACTGAAGATCAACTAAGCGACACTGCAAAGATGTGCATAAATCACATCAATTCGCTAGACCAGAAGATCGGATCTGCGCAGTTCAACTTGGTGCAGCTTCAGATGGGCAGGCAGGGCTTCATGGCCGAGCTGAAAGCTGCCCTTGAGCCTGACGCGGAATAGCCGCGCAGCATAGCAAAAACGCGAGGGGCAGCAAAACGCTGCCCTTTTGCGCATCAAATGGTCATGTGCTACACTGCGGCAAGCGCGCAACACCAACGAGGCAACGATGGCTCTGATAAATTTGGAAGTACCCGCTGGGGTTTACCGCAACGGCACCGACTTGCAGAGCATGGGCCGCTGGCGCGATGCCAGTTTGATCCGTTGGATCGACGGCACAATGCGCCCCGTTGGTGGCTGGCGCACAAGATCAAGCACCGCAACAAATGCTATTCCGCGCGGCATGCACACTTGGATCGACAACAGCAATGATCGTTGGATTGGCACCGGCACATACAGCAAGCTCTACGTGTACAGCGAAACCGGCACCCAATACGACATCACGCCAAGCGGCCTGACGGCTGGCCGTGAAGACGCGGTATCGTTTACTGGCTACGGCGGTAGCACATACGGCAACTATGCCTACGGCATTGCGCGCCCCGATACCATTCGTATCCAGCCAGCCACGTCGTGGAACTTGCAGAGCTGGGGTGAATACTTGCTGGCCAATAACGAAGACGACGGCAAGGTTTACGAGTGGCAGCTCAATACTGGCACTATTGCCGCGCAAGTTGCCAACGCGCCAGTGAGCAACAGAAACATAGTTGTGACGGCAGAGCGTTTCCTATTTTGCCTTGGCGCAGGCGGCAACCCGCGAAAAGTGCAGTGGTCTGACCGCGAAGACAATACAACGTGGACGCCTGCTGCAACAAACGAGGCTGGCGATCTTGAGCTGGAAACGAATGGCCAAATTGTGGCTGGAATGAACGTGCGCGGCCAGACGCTTATCCTGACAACGACGGACGCGCATGTGGCGAACTATATTGGCCCGCCCTATGTTTACGGCATTGAGCGCGTTGGGTCTTCATGCGGTCTCGCCGCTAACCTTGCATATGCGACCGTTGACGCTGGATGCTTCTGGATGGGCGTGCATGCCTTCTACGCCTACACTGGCGGCGGTGTGCAGGAGATCCAGAGCGACGTGTCAGATTACGTGTTTAACGACATAAACCGTGGTCAAATCAGTAAGGCGTTTGCCATGTCGAACGGCAACTATGGCGAGATATGGTGGTTCTACCCGTCTTCTGCATCAACAGAAAACGACCGTTACGTCACATATAACTATGTAGAAAACACATGGTCTATTGGCACGCTGGCGCGCACTGCGGGCGCTGATCGGGGAGCATTCCGTCAACCTATGATGGCAGATCCGTCGGATAAGAAAATATACGAGCATGAGGTTGGCTTTGAATATGGCAACCTATCGCCATTTGCAGAGACAGGCCCAATCATGCTTGGAACTGGCGATAAAGTTATCAGTGTCACGGAGATGATCCCCGACGAAAAAACGCAGGGCGATGTCAGCGCCACGTTTAAAACGCGCTTTTACCCCAACGGCACAGAAAGATCATACGGGCCGTTTAGCATGGCTAATCCCACCAGCATGCGCTTCACGGGCCGTCAAGTGCGGATGCGCGTTGACGGCGCAAGGCTGTCGGATTGGCGCGTTGGAGTAAATCGCTTGGACACTGTTGCGGGTGGACGTAGATGACGCAGCAGTATCGCGCACCAGAGCCGCAGGGCGATGACTGGAAGTCATGGGCGCGGCGCATGATGCTGTATCTTGGCCAGACGCGTTCGCCTCTGGTGCAGCAGACGGGCGGCGAGAGCGCGGCAGAGGACGGCGTGTTGATGTGGGATCGCATAAACGAATACCCCGTTGTCAGTAAGAACGGCGAGTGGCGGCAAGTTGTGCTGGAAGACGGCCACGCTGACTTTATATTGACGTCTGACGTCACGCCTGTTGCCGCCAACACGGCGTACAAGCTCACATATGATGCGCCCAGCGGCAATGACGGCATCACGCAAGGCACGCCAGCGTCGCGGATCGTGTTCGAGGAGGCGGGCCAATACGTCGTATCGTTTTCCGCGCAAATATCATCAACGTCAGCCAGCACGGTTCACTTCTACTTCTGGCCCAGCGTCAACGGCACCAACGTGGCAGACAGCGCAATGACCACTGCGCTGCACCAGAACAACGCCACGCTGGTCACGTCGCGCACGCAGATATTTACGCTTGCAGCGAATGACTACTTTGAGGTCAATTACATGATCGACAGCACGCAAGGCTTTTTGAATTACACCGCAGCGTCCTCGCCGGTGCCAGCAATACCCGCGTCAACTTTAGCGATTACGAGGCTTCATGGATAAAGAGCTTGAAAGATGCCGCGAATGGATTGAGGCCGCTTTGGAGTATTCCGGCGGCACGCATGACTTCATCGACGTGGCCGAGGGTATATACAAGGGAACGATGCAGCTCTGGCCTACGCCGAGGGGGTGCATAGTCACCGAAATAGTGGTATATCCGAGAAAGAAAGTTTTAAACGTGTTTCTTGGCGGCGGCGAGTTGGATCAGATTTTAGAAATGCATGAAGATGTGATAGCATGGGCAAAAGCGCAAGGATGCTCTGCGTTGACCATGACGGGCCGGTTTGGCTGGAAGAAACCACTGAAGGCGCATGGCTGGGTGCCACTGCACGCCTCATATGTGAAGGAGTTTGAATAATGTCAGGCGGCAAGGGCGGATCAACATCGACAAGCGTCGAGATTCCAGAATACATTGAAGAGGCTGCGCGCCGTAACTTGGCAAAGGCCGAAGGCATTAGCCAGATTGGCTATGTGCCGTATTTTGGGCCAGATGTTGCCGCGTTTACGCCGTTCCAGCAGGCTGGCTTCCAGCAAACCGCTGACGTTGCGTCTGCGTTTGGATTGGGAACGCCAACAACGCAAGCTGATATTATGGGCGGCATGCCAGAGCCAACGCAGTTTGCTGGCGGTGTACGCGGATATAGCGCAGCTCCATTGTACCAGCAGGCCGTTGACGAGCTTGCCGCGCAGCGCCCAGCGCAGGCGCAATACATTGAGAGCTTTTTCATTGATCCCGTAACAGGCCAAGCCGGAACACGCGTGCAGCCTGCTGTTGATTACAGCACTATGGGTACGATCGCAGACATCCGCGCAGCAGATCGCGCAAACGAGTTGGCGATTGCACAAGCACAGGCGGCTGCTGGGCCGCAAAATGTTACATATGAGACAACAAGCTTTGCGGCTAACCCAAACTTGGCTGTGCAGCCAAACGACCAAATATTTAATATCGCGCCGCCAGAGGTTCAGATTGCTCAACAAATAATGACGACTGACCCAACAAACCCTGATTATAATGAGGCTTTCCAAACAGTTTACGAATACCAAGCCGCGCAGGCAGCGCAAGACCCGACAGGGCAATCAACTGGATTTGGCATAACGCCGGAGATTATTGATGCTGCGGGTGTTGATGCATTTTTGCCGCCAACAGTTCCCAGCGACTACACATTAGACCCCGCAATTAGCGCAGCGATAGATGAAATTGGCTACACGCCGATAGAGGGAAGGCCACTTGCTGCAGGCGAGCAGGCAATATTGGGCTTAGAGCCACAAGAATACACAGGCTTTATAGATATGATTGATGGCGGCGGCCCTAATGCGGCTGGCGGCCCATTCGAGGGCGGCGGGCTGCTGTCTGATGTTGGCAACTTTATTATGGGTGGCGGCATAACTGGTGCCGCAATCGGCGCTTTAGAGGAGGCGCTTGGTA